GATGTAAAAAATGGATGATATAAAACAAAAAATTTTAAACGGGCTTGATAAGGGTTTTAAAGATGTTGACGGTGCACAACTTTTTATTACTGATAGAATTAAAGAAGAAATTTTAAATAATATTTTTGAGGAGTTTGAGAATGACAATAAATAAAATAATTGAAAAGGTGAAAAATATATCAGAAATGATTTGTGAGTCTCCAAACAATGAAATAATAACTAATGGAAAGATAAGAGGCAAACGGGAATTAATAAATCAAATTTTACCCGACCTCGAAGCCGCCCAGCAAACACAAAATGAATTGATAAATGAATTAAGCAAATATTTTGATGAAAAAACATTTATAAATATAATTGCTTTATTAATAAAGGACGGTAAATAATATGATACTTGAATTTTTAAAAAAAGGAAGAAGCGGAATGCCTAAGTATATAAAAGATATCTGGTATAATACTTCAGTATGGACAGGCAAAGACAAGTTCCCGATTGTGTTTGATGATAAAGGTCGATACATTGATTGTGAAATAGGATTAAAGATTATCATGGGTAAAACCAAAAATAATGAAAATATTTACTATGAGGTTATAAAATTATGGAAATCAGGTGGTGGAGATTTTCGTTATGACTCAGATGCAATACATTGCACTTTGAAATTTAGTCATACAGGAGTAAAATATGTTTGATGCTAAATTTTGGAATGAGATAAAAACTAATTATCCAAAGGCTTATGAGGAGTTTGAAAATGCAAATAGAAAAAATAATTGAAAAATTAAAAGAAGATTATGATGAAGTTAAAAATAGGATAATTCCAATGTCAATGGATTTTTCTATTAAAAAATTGGAAGCAATGCAATTTTACGAGTCTATGTTAAAAGACCTCGAAGCCGCCCAGCAAACACAAAACGAATTGATTGAAAAAATAGAAGTTATTATTAATAAAAATTGTATTGATTGTGATATAGACTGTACATTATTATGTGATACAGCAATTATTAAAAAAATACTTTCGAAATATAAAGGATGGTAAATAAAATGAAACTTATTCATAGTTGGTATGAGCGTTATCATTGGGCGGATAATTTAATAATATTTGAGTGTTGGTTTTGTAATAAACAAAGAAGAGTAAAAGAAAATAGTTTTGAATATTTTGAATTAAAGGACGGTAAATAATATGATAGAAAAATTAAAAAGCGATGCTTCTTATTATGTTTATAATTCAAAAGGAAATAGAAAATTAAAAAATATTATAAACGAAATAAATGTTTTAGTAAAACGCTTGACAAATAAATAAAAATAAATTATAATAAATAGTGAGGTGAGTTATGGCAGTAGACAGTTTAGAAAATGGTAAAATTTATGCGTGGGTTGGAGATAGTGATACTATACCGAACGTATGGAGTGGGGATATGAAATATATGCTTGACGGCGAACCCAGAAAATTTATTAGTTATTTCAATAAAGGATGGTTTAAAGGGCAAGAAAATAAAATGAGTTGGGCTTGGGGATCAGAAATTTCAAATTTTGCTGTTGGTTTTAGTCATCAAGCGGCGGCAGTCCCATTAAATCAAATTGCAACAGTGGCACCTATTACAATAACTTGTTCCACCGACATGCTAAACTCTATATGGATATCATTACATGATCTTGCAACAATAAAAAATATTCCTTTCAAGCGAAAGGTTTATAAATATAGTGAAAAAAATTAAAGGAGAATTTTATGGGAAAAGGAATTTTTGACGAATTTTATGGTAAGGGAAAAGAATTTATTGATCTGGCAAAAAAGCCATTCAAACGCAGGGAGACAAAAAGAAAATTTGAAAGCGTCTTTGACGAAGCAAGCAAAAGAATTGTTGAGATTGAAAGTCAGATTGATACAGAATTAAAGAATTTTGACAACTTGAACATTAACAAGCTGGTTGAGTTGAGTTCAGAAAAGAAAGCACATGAAGAAGCAAAGGAGGCATGTAAAGAATTTTATCTTGCGGAATTTGATAAAGAACTAAAAGAGCGTGAGGATGACGAATAAAAAAGGAGTAAATATGATATGGATAATTTTAATTTTTGTAATAATTGTTTTAGCAATTTTAGGTCAGGTTTTTTGTTGGGGTTTATGGGATGATATGTTTTGTCCTATAATGTGGATTTTTTCCGTTATAATGTTTTTTATAGTATTTTGTTACATGTTTACTTATATTGACGCAAAAAATCAATTTATGATTAATGCTAAAAATATTGAATTAAAACGGGAAATGTTAAAAAATATTGAGGCTGATTATTATAAATTAAATCAATCAGGAAAGTTTGTTAATATTGAGAATAATAATTATATGCAAGAAAAGCTTAAAATTCAACAAGATTTATTAAAAGATATTATAAAGTATAATTCTAATTTAGCTTTTGCAAAATTCAGAGCAAATAACAAATTATTGTTTATTGGATTTAATAAAAATTATGATGAATTTGATTATCTTAAATGAAACTTACCTCGTATGAGGTTTGTAATAAACTCCAACATAGCGGGCGTAAAAACCCGCTTATTTTGTTAAGGAAAATATGTATATAGCGAAAAAGCTTTTAACAGCAATAAAAGAAAAAGATTTATATAGTTTGTTAAAAGTATATTTTAAGTTTGTTTATATTTTAGAACAAAATGGACATAAACACGCCAGAAAAACACGCCGATATAGAAAAATTGTTAATATAATAAAAGCTCAAAAGAAAAAACCTACCCGAATAGATGAATTAATTAAAAATTTATTTGATAAATAATACAAAAAAGTATCAATCATGCCGATAATATAGATGACGGAACATTAATCCGTCATTCCAAAACGTTGCGGAAACAAGGATTTTCCGCCGGTATATCCAATATAATAAAAAACCGGCATTATATTAAAGGTAATTGTTTGAAAGATTTAATTCAAAAATATAGACGAATAGCAATCCTGCAACCCGTTCTCAAAACAATAGACAACGCATCATATAAAACTATGATGTTATTTATAAATAAATTGTTTTGTAATGGGTTTTTTCCGACTTACGCTTATACAGATCATGGCTACATTCCGGAAAGCAGAAATGTATTAGCAAGGCAAATAATTGATCATCCTGATAATTATGATGTAGTATTATGGATTGACTCTGATCAAACATTTACTTTTGAAAGCTTTATAAATTTATTAAAAACATTTGATATAAATAACCTTAACCTGTTAACAGGGTCTTATTTAAAGAGGCACCCTACTGATCGGTTTATTTGCTCATATTTAATTAATGATACGCTCGATGCTTATAATCCTTTACTTGAACAAAGCAATGGATTGTTAAAAATAGATGGCTGCGGCTTTGGATTCTTTTTAATGCACAAAAAAGTATTATTGGATTTATTTAAAAAGTATGATTATAATATTTTTGAAATGCCTTTTATTGGCAAAAAGGGTGAGATTAAATATAAGGGTGAAGATTTTATATTTTGCGAAAAAGCTAAAGAGATCGGGTATGATATATATCTTGACTGCAATTGCAAAATAGGGCATTCTGGGTACGTCCATACTCCAAACGACCAAGACGATAGACCAATAGTTAATTTTAAAAGGGTTGAGCAATAATGTTTTATTATAGCATGGAAGAATATTAAAACCTGATTCAACTTGTTTAATAACTATTCAAAACACATCTGGAGAAACATCTGATTGTTCAGTAAGATTTGAATGGTTTGAGGTTTAGAAACGTAGATAAAAACGATGAATGAAGAAAATTTAAGCAAAGCATATAGATTCAGTTCTACTAATCAGCCAGCGCCTGAAAAAAAAAGAGTACCTAAATATAAAACAAGGTTAAAGAAGTTTATACTTGAAAATATAGATGTTGTTAATGAAAAGATGAAAGACGGCAATCCGGCATTTTGGAACATAGCTTTTGAAAGAGCGTACGGAAAAGAGAAACAAGAGATTGATAATAAGCTTTCTGGAAGTATTGTTATAATACCGGAAGAAATACTTGAAAAAGATTAATTTTAGAGATAATACAAATTATAGTTCTTTGAAATTTAAAGAATTCTTTTTAAGTCGCGATAGAGATTTAATCCTCTACGGCGGTGCCGGAAGCGGGAAGAGTTATGCGGTTGCTGATAAGTTAGCATTAGAAATAATGGTAAATGAAAGTAAAGGCATCGGCATAAAGATAATGATTGTAAGAAGATCATTACCGTCAATACGTAGAACGTGCAGCCCGATAATAAAACAAGAGTTTGAAAAGTTTGGCATAAGTTATAAACTTAATGAGCAGTCAATGATTGCTAAGGCTGGTCAATTTTCCGAGATTTACTTTGTAAGTGTTAACAATAAAGACGACTACGAGAAAGCAAAATCTATTACAGATGTTGATTTTATATGGCTGGAAGAAGCAAATGAGATACCCTTACAGGTATATAGTGAAATACTTAAACTTAGGTTAAGAGGTGGAAAATCAAGATATAGTCAAAGGATATTTACTTTTAATCCGGTGTCAAGGTTTGTTTGGTTGTATGACTATCATTTTATACATAATTATGATAGTGCGAAAAAAATATGCGTAAACATTGAGGACAACCTATATAAAGATTTAGAGTTTGAAAAAGAACTTGATAGATTAAAAGATCAAAATATAAATCTTTGGCGTGTATATAGAAAAGGGGAGTTTGGAAGTTTAGAAGGCATTATTTATCCTAATTATAAAACGGTTGAAAATATGCCTAAGAACGATAACTTTATATACGGATTAGATTTCGGGTTTAATAATCCGACGGCTTTGATAAAAGAAATAACTTCAGATGATGGTTGTTATGAAGAAGAGTTGATATATGAACGAAAGTTAATAACATCAAGTTTAATTAAAAAAATGATTGAAATAGGCATTGATAAAAAGAAGCCTATTTATTGCGATAATGCAGAGCCTGATCGAATACAGGCTTTATGCGATGCTGGGTTTAATGCATTACCCGCAGACAAAGCGGTGAACTTTGGTATTGATTATTGTCAAAGGCAAAAGATTTTTATAAAAAGTGATTCTTTAAATTTGATTAAAGAAAATGAAACTTATAGCTGGGCAACGAATAAAGACGGTGAGAAAATAGATAGCCCTGTAAAGTTTAAAGATCACTTGATGGATGCAAGACGTTATGCATTGTATACGCATAATAAATTAAATGGGTCTTTTACAGATGATTCATTATTGTTTAAGAGTTATAGAACAGATTTTATTGTATAGGTAAATAGATGTCAAAAAAGAAAAACAAAATTAAAAAAGAAGTTAAACCGGATTTAAATTCGGGGCTGTTTGTTGCGTCCGGCGAAATAACATCAAGTGATTATGATGAAAAAACGTGGACAGAACTTCAAAAAGAATATTGGAACATGTCAAATGGTTGCCCTATTATTACGGCAACCTTAAATCTTATTAAATATCCTATTCTTTCAGCCGGTCATAGAATACAGGTGGGGAGTGATTCTGATAAAGCAAAACAAGCAACTGATTATATAGAATGGTGTTTGTCTAATATCTATAAAGGCTTTGATTATTTTTTGAGACATAAATTACAAGCTATTGAATTGGGTTGCAGCTTTTCAGAGAAGCTTATAAAACAAGGCGACGAATACAGATATTTTGAGGGTGAAAAAGAGTTTAAAAAAATTACAAATCGCGTAATAAGATATAATTCGATTAAGAACGAAACTATAAGCAAAATATATTATAATGAGACTATGGATTGGGTAGGCGTTCAACATCAAAAAAGAATTCCTGAAAAAGGATGTGAATATATAGATATATTAGAACGCGGCAACGATAGTTTGGTAAGCGGTGAAAGATCAATTTTCATTAAAAATATAAATGATAAAATAAGCGTTTATTCTTTTAACGAACTTGATGGAGACATAAGGGGTAATTCTATATTACGCCCGGTCAGATTTTATTATGATGCTGCAAATAAAATTATGACAAGCAAGGTAATTGGAATACAACGTGGCGCGGGTATTCCTATTATATACACAAAAGGAAACTTACAGGATCAAAAAGCAAAAATAAAAGAAATTGGCGAAACAATCTGTCAGATGTCCAAAGGATGGGCATCAATGGATGAAACAAAAATGCGTGTTGTTTTGGAAGAGCCTAAAAGTCAATCTGATATAATGCCATTTTTAGAATTTATTAATCGAGCTAAATTTTATAATACAATGAGCCAGTTTGCTACAGCAGGACTTGGGGCTAATGGAAGCCGTGCGTCTACGGATGCACATAAGAGCCCGTATGAAATAGCAATTAACTATTGGGCTTCGGATGTTTCAAATTATATACAGCAAGAAATCGATTATATGATTGATAATAGTTTTCTTGCAGGAATTTCAGACGAAGATTACCCGGTGTTTGAGTTCAATAATATAGGTCAAGCCGATTTGCTTAAGACTGCAAATATTTTTAAAACATTATTTGATGCAGGTTTGAAGATTGATGAAAGAGATTGGAATATAATTAGAGATCAAATAGGATTGCCTGAAAAAGATATTGAAATTGTAGATAAAAATACAGCACCTACGGAAGAGGTTGAAAATATACAGCAAGGCAACAAACAATTATCTGCAAAGGTTATTGAAAGAAAAGTAAGTCTTGAAGTTCTTAATTTTGAAAGAGATGTATTTGAACTTGAAAGCGCAAACGAACACTTTGAAACCATACAAGAAAAAGCACAAATAATTATTGATAAACATAATAAAAATTTATTTGATAATATACGAACACAACTAAAGGCTAATAGAAAAGCTCGGATAAATATTGATAGTGAAAAAGATTTAATTAACGAGCTTACAGCACTTTATATTAATGCAAAAGAAAAAGGAAATAAAGACGTTATAAAAGAAGTAAGTAAGTTAAAAAAAAATGTTGAATTGAGTATAACAACCGGAGATAAAAAAGAATTTCAGAATAATATAGGACGGCTTGTAAAAAAGTATTATCGAAATATAAGAACGTCTTTGGAAAATGTAATGAATAGATTAACCGATACTGCTCTTGATAAAAAAGGCGGCATTGATTATTATTTATTACAATATGAAAACGGGTTTAAAACTGAAAAAAGAGCTTTGATTACAGAGACAGAAGCAGGGTATACAGACGGACGCGGTGAAACCTTAGACGAATTGCAGGATAAGATTGATTTGTATTTATACACAAGCGTTCTTGCGGCATCTACTTGCGAAGAGTGCGCGCCGATGGATGGTTTTATTGGCACGATGGAAGAGCTTGAAAGCGCAGGAATACAAACGCACCAACCGGTTAATGCAAATTGTTTAGGTGGGGATCATTGCCATTGTCAAGTGGCAGCATGGAGATTAAATTAATGTATTCAAGTATTTCGAGATTCATCTTGGATTATATTTAAAAACGAAAATAACAGGAGATAATATGGTTTTATTTATTGCCGGTTTTGGTTCTTGTTTTATATTTTTTTATATAATTGGAAAAATCACGCAGCGTAAAATAAAGAATAATAATAAACTTAGTTCTTTACTATCTGAAAAAGATATTAAAAAAATAAATGATGTTATAAATAAAAAGTTTCTTGAAGAAGAATTAAAAATAAAACTTGAAAAGGAAAAAGCTTTAAAGGATTTAGATCAAGAAATTATTGAGAAAATTAAAAACTTATCAATAAAAAAGGATGTTAAATGAAATTTGAAATACAAGAAAAAGAACGACAAGAGTTAGAAAGTATTTTATTACGAATTGCAATGATGAATAAGATTACATACGGATTTGATATAAGAGCGGATATAAAAAATAATGATAAAGATAAAAACGTTGATATAAAGGTAAGTGGTTTAAGACTTTAATAGTTTAAATAAAAAACTAAAATCCGAGAGGACAGTTTTTACAGAAATGTAGAGACTGTCCTTTTTTATTTTACAGGAGAAAAACATGGCAGATATACAAGCAGCTCCGAGCGTTCAGCCAGAAGCGCAACCGGCAGCACCAAAACAAAAAAGCAAGATTGAAATTCTTGCAGAGATAAAAAAGCTTTTAGATAAAAATGGAATAGAAATTAATGAAGAAGTTATTATAGGTTTGTTGGATTCAATGAAAAAAGGAATCTTACCTGTACAGATGACAGCTGAAAGAACACTATTCGAATTGCAAGCGGTACAGCCTATACTTGACAATCAAAGAATATTAGTGTTTCCGCGTGGTAAATTTTGGATTCAAAAATATCAAAGAAATATAGAGTTTAATGATTTATTTTTTAATGACGTAGAAAAAAACTTTGTTAATGTGTCGTTAAGCAAACCGTACATTGACAAAAATCACGAACACAACGATAGTTTTGGAAACATACTTAATTGGGAACGAGATAAAAATGGACTTTATGGAATTATCAAATTAAATCAATTTGGTATTGACCTTGTAAAGCAAGGTGTATTTTCTTCTATCTCTCCATGTTTTGGAGACATTGAAGACAACAAAGGAAATAAAATAAAAAATTATGTAGCGACAATTTCACTTACAAACGAGCCAGCTTTGATGGGGAATTTGCCAGTACTACAAGAACAAATGAATTTATCATTTTTTGTAAATGATAATAACAAAAGGAGATCAAACAAGATGAACGAGCTAACTTATAAAGGTTTATCTAAATTCGTATCTTTAGCGGCAGAAGTATCACCCGATGCGGTGATGGCAGCAATGCCTGAAATACTAAAAGCACTTGAAGACTTAACAGCAAAAGTTCAAGAGCTTACAGGACAGGCGGTTGTTAAAGATGAAAAAATAGCAGCACAGGATGCGGCTAATGCACAAATGAATTCACAGCTTACAACTATTCGTGTAGAGCAGTTAACAAAAGAAGCGAATGAAGTTATACAGAAAGCGGTTGAGTTAGGAAAATATAATCCGTCAGAAAAATTTATAGAATTAAAAAAAGCGGAATATATTGAAAATCCTGAAAAAATTAAAAAAGAACTTTCTTTAATTCCTGAAAATAAAGCATTAAATAATTTGACGACAGGAAATAAAGAAACAATGGAAGAGTTAACTTTTTCAGATGAAGATTTAGAAATAATTAAAGCAAGTGGCAAATATGATCTTAATAAAATTGAAGATAGAAAACTTGCTAAAAAAGCATTGGAGGAATAACTAATGGCAGTAACAGTAGAAAAAACTATAGAATATAAAGCATTTGGAGAGCCGGTTATGTTTCCCGTAAAAAGCGGCGTAACTATTTATAAAGGTGCGCTTGCTTGTATCGATGATACAGGTTATTTAGATAATTTGACAAGTTCAAATTATAATAAAGCCAGATTGGTATGTATACCAAAAGATGATACAGCCAATATTACCGGACCGGCAGCAACTACAAGCGCTGGTTCAATTGGAACAGGCGAAGAAAAAAGCTCAGCAGCTGGGGATAAAACAGTAAGACTCTGTCATACACAGGCAAGAGTATTGCTAACTTTTACAGCGATCGCGCAGAGCGATGTTGGTAAGACTGTATACGCAAGTGATAATTACACTTGTGATGAAACACAAATTGCAGGCGTGAAGATAGGCACATTAGTAATGTATATCTCTGCAACTTCAGGGTGGGTAGAATTAAATACTTTCTATCAGAAAGACGGAACTTGTATTGCAAGAGGAAATCTTACAGCAGTTACGTCAACAGCTGTAGGCGGTGTTTTTTCTTGGGCAAATCCTACAGGAGAAGCTATCCTTGTAAGAAATTTAATCCTTGATGTTACAACTGTTTCAACAGCAACAGCAACTATTGACGCGGGGGTAAGTGCGAACTCAACAACAGGTTCAGATACCCTTATTGATGGCTGCGATCTTAATCCTGCGACCGGAGTATTTCATGCGTTAGATGAAACTTATCAGGGAACAAACGGGCACGGGTTTAGAAAATGCGCCTCTACAGGTTATGTATTAGGAACAGCATCAGCAACAATGGCAGGGCTTGTAGGAACTTTTGCTATTGAATATCAGATTTGGGAATAAAGGAGAAAAATAATGGTTAATTCACCAATTGCAGTACTTAAGGAATCGAAACTTGATTTTGCGAAAATGGTACAGACCGCGCCGTCAAGTTTTTTTGAGCCTTTTTTACAAAAATCAAAAAGCAATTCAGATAAAGAGCAGTATCCTGTATTGTTAACTCTTCCCGGAATGAAAGAGTTTACAGATAAAATAGGATTTTCTGATCAAGCAATGAAATATTTTGAGGTTGTAAATAAAAAATATTACAACGGTTTTGCAGTTGATTACGACACAATGTCTGACTCAAAAGGCGTGTTGGGTTCAACAGTTGAGACATGGGTTAAGGGAATAGTTGATGATTATCCGGTCTATTTACAAAGAAAAATTCAAGCTGAACTTGAAGCAAACGGAACATGGGTTGATGGTGCAGCGTTCTTTGTAGCCACAAGAGCAAACTATCTTGATACCGGAGATAATGTAATTAATAATTTAGCAACCGGCACTTTATCAAGTGCTTATACATACGCAACTTTTAGTAATGATTTTCAGCTTGCTTATAATCAAATGGCGGCAATGAAAGACAAAAATAACAATCCGTTTAATCCTGATATGTCAAGTATTACTTGTATTGTGCCTTCGCATATGAAATTTATCGCTGAATATGTACTCGGTTCAAATATGGGCTTAGTGTATTCAAGCGGGACCATTTCTAACCAGTTTGCAGGACAAGCGAAAGTTGTTGTTAATACATTTCAGAGTGCAAGTAATAATGATTGGTATTTTGTTAATGACAAATCACCTTTCAAACCTATTCTTGTACAGGAAAGAGAAGCTCCAAAATGGAATTATGAAGATGACTTTGAAAGTCAACTTCATAAATATTCTTTTACAACAAGATTTGCAGTAAAATTACTTTCACCATTCGGTATTGTAAAGGTCAATAATTAATTGATCTTGGGGGGGCGGTTAAATCCGCCCTTATATTAAAATAAGGAAATTTAAATGATTACAACAAAGACTGCTAATGATCCGGTTTATTCTACACTTATAAATGATACAGCAGCAAATACAGGCGTATGGAACGAAATTAATATTGTAACAAATACAGCGTTTACTTTATTAACCGATGCAAATAGGGATGGAGATACATTAACTTCGGGGACAACTTTTGTTGCGCCTAATATTTTATATGGAAATTTTACAGCTATTACGCTCGCAAGTGGTGCGGTGATAGCAATTAAGAAGTAGGTGTAAACATGGCTTATTGTTTGGCAAACGACATTAAAGTATTGCTTGGTCATACTGCGGATTATAGTACCGCGACAATTCCAAAATTAACAGAGATTCAAACTGAAATTGATAATATCTCAAATGAGATTGATTTTGTTTTGAAGGCGGTTGGAATTGTAACAACCCCGACAGACGCAGCAACTTTAGGAAGATTAAAGGTTGCTTGTAGTTTTGGTGCAGCAGGCAGAATAGGTTATTCAGGATTTGGAAACAATTCAGGAACTGATAATACACAACCAAATTTTTATTGGAATGAATATCAAAAAATAATTACTGAAATAAAAACAAGTCCAGAATTATATGGAGCGGTAACCGGAGAGACTACAAGCTTTATTGAGAACGGTTTTGAAAGTCAAAATTATATAGATGCGGATTACAAGGTATGAATTTAGAATTAAGAGAAAAAGGCTTACAACGGACAAAGGCAACATTTATAAAACTTATGTCAAGAGTTGAAGATATGTCTTTAATTTGGAAGGACTTTTTACCTTTTTATAGACAAGATGTTTTAAAAAAAGCTTTTGATACGCACGGCAAAGTATTTGGCGATAATTGGAAGCCTTTGAAACCTTCAACAATGAGAAGCTATAAAACAAAAAACAGTACTCGAACATTAAGAAGAACGGATGCATTATATAACGCGGCAACGAAAGGCTCTGGCGGTTGGTTTGAAAAGGTAAGTAAAAATAATTTAAATTTTGGTATTGATTTGCCTTATGCTTCGGCGCAGCAATACGGTTGTCCAAAACGTAATTTAACTTATTCAAGATTTTTCTTTGATGATAAAGAGGATCTCGCTCCGAGTGCATGGGTTTGGTTAATAAAAAGGACAAACGAACATTTAGAGGTTGACGATGTTAAATAGATATATAAGTCGAGATATACGAGATAAAATTCTTACCTTGTTAAATGATACTTCAACAGGTTTAAATGTTATTTTAAATACAATTGATATAGAGCGAACAGAGACAACACCAAAGATAAATCTGATTACTTACAAGTGGGGATTCAATCAGATTCCTTTAATCATTGTCGACATGGAAAAATCAGACACGCAAATAAAAGAAAGCGAACTTACAAATAGTTATGATCTTTTAACGGAAATTTATAAATGTAATATTATAATAATGTCAAAAAGTAATACTGAATTACTTATCAATCATATTGAAAATTATATCGATGGTATTATTAGAATATTACACGGATATAATGATAGTAAAATTACATGGATTGCATTGACTGATATTGAACAGTCAGACTTATATCAAAAAGAAAATCAAATGATGAAAGAAGCCGTAATGTCATTTGAAATAAGAATAAATTAAAGAGGTTAAAAATGTATAGAGTCATAAAAGACAAACTAAGAAATGTAAAAGACGAATTAGGAAATATTAAAACTTATTGTGCAGGAGAAAGTTTACCGGAAAGTTTTATACCTGATTTATCATGGATTAAGAATGGAATAATTGAAGAAATAAAAACTTTTAAGTCAAAAAAAAGTGAGGTAATATAATGGCAATACGCGCGGGAAGATTAGGTAATATTGCTTTTAAAAAAGAAGATGCTTATGGTTCTTACAATGCAGGCGATGCAATGTGGAGAGCTTCAAGCGAAAGTTTAGAAAATAAAATTGAAAATGTTGAGGATAACGCATTAATCGGGGAGTTATATCCAACAGAATTTATTCCTGTAAAAGAGGGAGTTGAGGGATCGCTTGAAGGTTCTTTTCATGGCGATACAGCCGGATTAATTTTGCACGGCATACTTGGAACAGATGTCACGGCAGATGCAAATACTGCATATTTATTAATTTCTTATAGCGGGGCGGCTACTTATGAAAGAATTTCATGTACAGGAAGCGCTCTTATTGCTGAAACTTCAACAAATGGAACTACATGGGGAGCGGATACAGCTTTTTGTAGTACCGGAACTATGGATTTGACAACAGGAGCTTTTGATACAGTTGGAGAAGTTGCTACAGCTATTGCTGCTTATACCGGATTTGATGCTATTGCCTTTGGTCCGACGGGAACATTAACATCAACTATCGCCGCTTTTGCCGCTGTTAATTTGATAACAAACGATGTAAAAGTTGGTGGAAAATTAATCCCTGTAGTTGGTACAGCATCCACTTTGGCTAAGACTCATAACCTATCGCCGGCTGCTGCAAGTGTTAGCTTACCATCATATACATTTACGATCAACAGAGTTTTAGGGACAAATAAATCGGTTGGAGTTATAGGTAGTAAATTTAAATCCGTCGCCATTTCAAATGCCGCAGGCGATCTTTGTAAGGTCAATGTAGCTGTTGATGCTCAACAGGAATTACAAGATCAAAACGATGTATCGGTAAGTGTTCCAAATATACAGGCTTTTACTTGTTTAAATATGAAAGCCGTTATTGAAGATGCGACAGGTGCATTAACAGAACTTGACGAGCTGAAAGATTTTAGTTTGACAATTAATGCAAACCTTGATTCAAACTGGGTAATTGGTAGCAAATACAAAAAAGAACAGGATAGACAAAAGTCAACAATTGAATTTTCATGCACTGCAAATAATACAGCGACATCATATCCGTTAAGGACAAATTATCTTAACTCAACAGCTTGCTCATTATATGTATATTGGAAATCAAATACTTATGCAGATGTTTCAAAATCAGTACCTTATTCGGTAATGGTTAGAATACCGGCTTTTAAATTCAATTCTGCACCGAGTACTCTTTCTACACCTGATCGAATGACAATAAAATTTGGGGGTAGTGCTGAAAAGCCAACAAATGCCACATATACAAATCATATATATGTTAGCGTTGTAGATGCAGATACAACAACTTATTAAAAAAGGATAAACCGAATGGCAAATATTAATAAAATAATTGAAAGTAATGAAAAAAAATTAATAATTAGTGATTTTATACCGGATGAAATGAAAGATATTGATTCGTCCGGTAAATTTCTTGAAGATTTTGTAACTATAAAAAAAATATCATATACAATAAAAAAGAAAATTGATTTTCTTTCAACAAACACTCTATCTGGGGCGACAAGTAAAGCTATCTTTAAAAAAGCAAAAGAAAAAGGTGTTGAATATAAGGATATTAATAAAAATCTTACCGATGAAGAAAAACTCGATATATATATGGGTTTAAATTTAGATTCAAAAGAATCTGAAAACATGAATGATATTACGCTTAACATCGAAAAGATAAAGATTGAATACGGAATTGATAAAGATAAACATTCATTTACCGATAAAGATGGAAAAAAAATAGAATTAAACTTTGAATACCTTTCAGCGATTGGAAATGAGCCATTAATTATATATATAATTAAACAGATTGATGATTTTTCAAATAATTTTTTTTTCAAATAATTGATTTTGCAGGATTAGAGTTCACGGTTAGAAGTTTTTTACAAGGGATTAATCAATCAGAGGATAGGTTCTATCGCAGATGGATTGGTTTTGTTCAAGATGCGGTCGGATGTCTTGATATTAATAATTTTAATTGGATTCATCTTCCAGGAAGTGGCGGTTATTATGATCAAGATGAATTTTTCATGTGTATTTGGGAAGAAATAAGAAAAGAAATGATATATGCAAAATATGATTTTGAATTCCAAAAAGAATTACAAGAACATCGAGAAAGAATAGCAAAAGGATAATATGGCAAAAGTTGAAATTGAAATTAACGGCAAAGATAATGCTTCAGGTGCTATTAAGGGAGTAACCGGCTCTATAATTACGGCATCCCTTGCTGTTGAAGCTATCAAAAAAGGTTTTCAAATTCTTTCAGATACTGTCAAAAATTCAATTAATGAATTTAGGGAAGCAGAACAAGGTCAAGCGCGTTTAAAAACACAGCTCGGCGGAAATATTGAAGAATTTAATAAATTTGCAAACTCAATTCAGCGTACTACAACGTTAGAAGATGATCAGATTACTTCAATGCAAACGCTCGCTGGTTCAATAGGAATTACAAGAGAAAAAATTAACGATGCGACAAAGTCGGCTATTGGATTATCAGAAGCGTTTGGGATAGACCTTAATCAAGCCCTTAAAATGGTATCGCAAGCTCAAAATGGAAATTTCAATATGCTTAATCGTGTCATTCCAGAAATGCAAAATGCCGGAACGCAAGCAGAGCGAATGGCAATACTTCAAGAAAAAGCCGCAGCAGGTTTTGATTTAGCAACGGCTAAGGCGGCAACTTTTACAGGTGGATTAGATCAGCTAAAAAATATTAATGGGGATAATCTTGAAGCGTTTGGAAAAATAGTGTCAGTTGTTGGCATTGACATAGTTAATGCCATGAAAAACGGAGCGAATGCTTTAAATAATTTTTTAACAAATACAAAAGTAATATCTTCAATTGGAGCCGGGTTTGAAACTTTCAAAAAAATAGTAATGGATATAGGTTCTAATGTTTTTAAACGCCTTGAAGATGCAATTAAACCTGTTGTTGATTTATGGAAAGATTTGACAAAAAATCTTGATGGCGGTAAAGCTTCTTTTTCTGCTATCAGCATTGCCGTTGGTGTTATGAACGCCGGATTAAATATGGTTGTAGGTTTTGTAAAATTAAATATTCAAGCGTGGGTTGACTGGGTTAAAACGCTTATAGAAGCTGGAAAAACAATCGAAAAAGTTTTTGAATTAATAACAGGTAAGGCGAAATGGGACGATGTTAAAAAACAATTTGCGGAAACGGGATCGGCTCTAAAAACGCTTGCGGGAAATGTTGCTGATAATACAAAGGCAATTGTTGTCGGTGCAACAGAAGATATAAAAAAGATTTTTACTGAAAGTAAAAAAAATGCAGATGAATATAATTCTTATTATTTGCAAAAGAAAAAAGAATTATCTGATAAGTTGGAAAAAGAATCAAACGATTCTGCTGAAAAACAAAAAAAAGTAATTGGCGATATAAATGGAAAGGGCGAAAAAGGGGCTAAAAGCTTTTCTGAAAAATGGGCAGAGTCATGGAAGGCAATGTCGTCAGATGAAAAAGCAAGCTCTGTAATTAATATGGTATCAAGTGCTTTTTCAAAAATAGCCGGCATAATTGGACAAGCAATGAGCTTAGCAAGTGAGGCTATGCAGGCACAACTTGACAATCAAATTACTTCAATTGATGAATGGAAAGAAAACTCACTTGCAAGCGTTGATGAATGGGTACAGGAACAATATGAAAGTCAAGGACTTGTTGAAGAGAATACAACTGCATCAACTGAAAAAGAAATCGGAGACCTTGAAGCAAAGATTGCTAAAACTCATAATGTAAAAAAGAAAGCTGAATTAAAAGAACAGCTTGAAATAAAAAAAGAAGAATTAGCAAAGCAAAAAATAAAAGAACAGGCTGAATTAAAAAAAGCTCAAATTGAAGAAGAGGCAGAAAAGAAAACTACAGCCGCAAAAAAGAAAAGTTTTGAAGAACAAAAGAAAATGCAAATTGCCATGATATGGGTTAATGCGGCGGCTGGAGCAATAGGTGCTGTTGCTCAGGGCGTATCTCAACTCGGACCTCTAGCGGGCGCAATTGTAGGTGCGGCTGAGGCTGCAATTATTCTCGCAATGGCGGGCGTGCAAACAGGAATTGTAAACGCGCAAACTTATTCAGGCGAGCAAGGCGGTATAATTCCAACCGGTGCTATATCGGGCGATACAACAATGCTTCGGGCAAATAAGGATGAAGTTCTTTTAAGAGATGATACATATAAGAATATGGTTAATATGGTTAATCAATATGCAGAGGGCGATAGTTCAGGCGGCAATCAATCAATTAATATCTATCTCGACGGTGAACTTATAGAACGCTCTTTAATTGAAAGACAAAAAAATGCAAGGATAAAATAATTGGCAACTTCAACAAGTTTTAAAATATTATATGGTTATTCTTACGCAAATACTCTTGATTTAGAGAATTATGTTACAAGTTTTAACGGCGGATTGCCCGCAAAAAAAATAAAACAAACTGATAGATTAACAGACGGTTCAAATTTATCACGTACTAATTTTCTTGGCGGATATTCTGCAAAACTTGATATACAATTCAAAGGCAATGATCTTGCAGACAGAAAAACTTTATTAAAAATAATTGATCTTCCTTATTTTATACCAAAAAAATTACAACGAACACAAATTATAGCAGGCTCTAATGTTGTTGATGAAATAGAATGCCAGATTCAATTAAATGACAGCGAAAAATACGAAAAAGTTTATTATAAATCTACTGCGACTATTATGATTTTAAGTGAGGAAAGTTTTTTTAAATCAGCAACGGCGACAACTCATTCGGCTGTAACGCTACTTCCATCATTTGACATAGTTAATGCAGGCTTTAGAGTTTACGCAACTTATACATTTACATTATCCGCAGATAGCTCTTTTATCGGTCTTAAAACTTATGAAGGGTTCGGGTTCAGATTAGAACATAGCTTTTTAACATCCGATGTAATTATTGTAACATTAACAAAAAGTTCAATAACGGTAACATTAAATGGCGGATTACTTTCTAATGCGGTAACTGCTGGATCTTTGCCTTTTGAATTACAAAGCGGAACTAATACATTATATTATTCCGGCGGTAACGGAACGGTAACTATTGTTTACTACGAGACTTCATTATGAATTATATTTTTGATGAAAATTTTTTATTTGACGAATGGGTTAATAAAGAATTATTAAGTGTAGCTCCAACTCCGCAGAATGATTATTTATTGACAATTTATAATAAAGATTTTGTCATAAAAAAGGCGTACTCGTTAGGATCGCCTGATTGTGTTATTGAAAAAATTAAATATAGTGAAAGTGAAAAAGGCTCATTAAACGCTACTATAACGGTGAAATATCTTGAAGTTTTTTTAGAATATGGCGATTTTATTGTAATAAATTTTCAAGGAAATAGAGATTATATAGGATATGTTGTTGAAATCCCAGATATATCCGGCGGAAACATAAAAGTAAATAGTTTGTTAAATCGTTGTAAAGAATTGTTATATACCGGAGATTTTACAGATCAAACAAAAACGCAAATTTTAAATACGGTTATTTCTTCTTTACAATCAGATTCAAAAATAAATTTTGCATCCGGTTTAATAAATTTTACAGACGTAGGAACTTATTCACCGAGTTATTACAGTGAAAAACTTTCATCTATATTGGAAGAGTGGGCGGAAACCGAAGCCGATACATTTTGGGGTATAAATTCAGATGCTTTTTTATATGTAAAAAAAAGAGATACAACAATTAGTCAAACTATTTATCCAAGTCAATATGAAAAATTTGATTATACAAAAAACTATGATTCAACTGAATATACAAGAGTTGATCTTTACATTCCTCAAGAAGATGATGATGATTTATTTATTTCTCAAATTCCAGACGGTTCAACAACCTATCCTTATTTTGATATTGAAGATATAATCGGGGTCAAAGTTTTGAAACTTGTAGCGGCTGATAGTCTATCAGAAGCCGAAGCGAAAGAATGGGCTTACGGAGAAGTACAATCTCAAATATTACCAGAAACAAAACTTGTATTATCAGGGCTTGACAATACAATCAAGTTAAAAGTTGGACAAAAAGCAAGAGTTTTTTTACCGTCGGATTATGATTTTTTAGAAGATATTGATACGGAGAGCCTTGATAATTGGACGGGCGATGCTACATTATCAACAGATGCTTATGACGGCACGTATTCTATTTTAGTTAATGGTACAGCAACTTATACATTTCCAGTAATAAAAAATTATGCAGATATAAAAAAAATAATATTATTTTGTAAAGGCGGGTTTGGAAATGTTGGGATAATAAGCAATGAAAGTGATTTTACTTATTTGACTACTGATGATGATTATGGCTTGGCTACAGATGATGGGTATTTATTAATTTCAGAAGATTCTACAACGATTTCTTTAGGGAACATTAATATTAATATTTCGGATGCATGGAATTATATTGAATTAGATTTAACAGAAAAAAAATTAAAAGCTATAACTTTTAATTTAACAAACTGTAAAATTGATTTTATACATTTTTTCGCAATAGGAACTAAATATTATGATGTTAATGTTGTTGAAAGAAGTATTGATATTTCAAATGGCAGCATTGATAAATATGATGTTACATTTGGAGTATATCAGCCATCGTTATTTGACCTTCAATTCAAATGGAATAAAGAAATAGAAAATAGGAGTAATGAATGAATTATATTTTACAGTCCACAAAAGATCCTGTTACAAATACACCAACGTGTTATTATAGATTTGTATCAACGGGGTTAATTACGCCAGACCCTACAGAGACAAATGTTATAAAGTTAATAGCACCTATATATATTAATACGGCAAATTTTCCGCCGGATACTCCTACACGATATTTAATGAGTTTACCCGGAGTACCTTATTATGACGGTGCATTTATTTCAGGCGGTGGTTATGAATGGACCGTAAAACGTTTAAGGAGTGCGACATGGACAACCTTTTCTTTGGTAGCTCAAAGTACAACTTTAGGAACTAATCAAGCAAAGATTTTTTCTTCAACTTCTGAAAACGGAATGAAAATTGAGTTACATAACGGGTCGGTAACAACCGGAGACTTCATATACATTGATGGTTATTTTGTGAATACAGGATTAACTGCAAATGAATTTTTGTCATATAATACCATATATGGACAAAAAGCAGGGCGATCAAATACAACGGGGAATAGTAATTCTTTTTTTGGCAAAGATAGCGGACAAGCAAATACAACAGGGAATTATAATTCTTTTTTTGGGTATAGGTCGGGTTTTGAAAACATAACAGGGATTAGTAATTCTTTTTTTGGTCAAAATAGTGGATATAAAAATACAACAGGGAATTATAATTCTTTTTTTGGGTATAGTTCGGGTTTTGAAAACATAACAGGGATTAGTAATTCTTTTTTTGGTCAAAATAGTGGATATGAAAATACAACGGGGAATAATAATTCTTTTTTTGGAGACTGGAGCGGACAAGCAAATACAACAGGCGACGATAATTCTTTTTTTGGCAAAGATAGCGGGCTTGTAAACACAACAGGAATTGATAATTCTTTTTTTGGAAAAAGTAGCGGAAATAAAACTACAACAGGGAATTATAATTCTTTTTTTGGCAAAGATAGCGGAGAAGCAAATACAACAGGCGACGATAATTCTTTT